AACAGGATCTTTATGGATTAAAACCACAGAACCAAACAGTGGTGCAAGATGGAGAGTTAAGCAGTTTAATGGTTCTACTGAACTATTTGACGAATTTGCAGCTCCTATATTTGAAAATAATCATGCAGCACTATATGGCCTAGACAGATCAGGCGGCGGCGCTAATTTAGCAATAGGAGCATTATATGTTAAATCTAATGTTTCTGAAGACCAAGATCCTGTACTAGCAGATTTTAAAATCTACAGAAGAAGAGTAGCAGGCGCTACTGTTATTCAAAGTGGAAAGGTTGCTGACACTTCAGCACTTACTCCTACAGCTGGTGCGTTTAGCTTTACTATTCAAGAAACTGATAACGGAAGCGATGCACTCGGAACTGCTATAACTGTTTCAGGTACAGCAGCAGGTGTTGCAGGTGATGCTGATACTATTGCAGGAGCAATTAACTCAGCAGGACTAACCAATGTTGAAGCATCTGTTGATGCCGACAATAGATTGATTGTAAGACACACACTAGGAGGCGATTTTAGAATTGCAGATACTAGCGGACACTTACAAGAAATCGGCTTTTCAGCATTTAATGTATCAAACAACACAGGTACAGTAAACTTATATGCTGCACCAGCAGGTGATACAACAAACGATTTTGTTGCAAGTAACTGGATTCCGTTAACTTATACAGCTAGCGACAATGCTCCAACATCGTTGGCAGCTGACGGTACGCTATGGTATAATTCAATTATTGATGAAGTTGATATTATGATTCATAACGGTACTACTTGGGTAGGTTACTTAGATAGCACAAGTCCTTTTTATCAAGCAGCAGAAGGCGATCAAACTGACCCAGCAGGCCCAATAGTGGCTGCTAGCGAGCCGACTGCACAATCAGACGGAACTGATTTGAAAAATGGAGACCTGTGGATTTCTACAAGTAATCTTGAGGACTTCCCTACAATTTACAAGTGGAACGGTTCTTTGTTACAATGGGATCTAATTGACAAAACAGATCAAACTACAGAAGACGGTGTTCTATTTGCAGACGCAAGATGGGGTTCTTCCGGCGCAGCAGACGAAGCTGCTGACATAGATGATTTGCTAACTAGCAACTATCTTGATCCAGACGCTCCAGACCCAGCACTATATCCAAAAGGTATGTTGTTGTGGAATACACGTAGAAGCGGATTTAATGTTAAGAAATTTGTACGCAGCTACATTGATGTATTAGGTGACAACGAAAGATTTAATAACGGCGAATCTATGAGCGGTTATTATCCAAATCGTTGGGTTACAGAATCTGGAAACCAAGAAGACGGTTCAGGATCATTTGGACGCAAAGCACAACGTAAAGTTGTTATTCAGCAATTACAAGCAATGGTTAACAGCAATGATGCAATTAGAGATGATGAGTCAAGAATCTTTAACTTAATGGCAACACCTGGTTATCCAGAGCTAATTGGCGAAATGATTTCACTAAATTACGATCGTGGACTGAGTGCATTTATCGTAGGCGACTCGCCAATGAGACTACCTTCGGATGCAACTTCACTTAACGATTGGGGCTCCAATGTTAATACTGTTGTTGAAGATAACGATGACGGACTTGTATCTAATGATGAATACTTAGGAGTATTTTATCCATCAGGCTTTACAAGTGATAACGCAGGTAACAACGTTGTAGTACCAGCTTCGCACATGATGCTACGCACTATTGCACTAAGCGATCAGGTTAGCTATCCATGGTTTGCACCAGCAGGTACAAGACGCGGTGGTATTACAAACGCAACAGCAACAGGTTACATTGATTCTGAAGGCGAATTTGAATCAGTTGCACTAAACGAAGGTCAAAGAGATACACTGCAAGGCATAAGTGTTAATCCAATAACATTTATTACAGGCGCAGGTCTTGTTAACTTTGGACAGAAAACTCGTGCAAGAGGTGCAAGCTCACTGGATAGAATCAACGTAGCAAGATTGGTGATTTACTTAAGAAGCCAGCTCAACAGATTAGCTAAGCCTTACATCTTTGAACCAAATGATAAGATTACTAGGGACCAAATCAAGCAGGCAGCAGAAAGTCTATTACTAGAATTAACAAGCCAGAGAGCACTATATGATTATCTTGTTGTGTGTGACGAGACAAACAACACACCATCAAGAATTGATCGTAACGAGCTTTACTTGGATATTGCAATTGAACCAGTTAAGTCAGTCGAATTTATTTACATTCCACTAAGACTTAAGAACACAGGCGAGATAGCAGGTTTATAAAATAGGGGTCCTAAATTAGGGCCCTATATTTGATAAATAATATTAAATTAGGAGTTAAAGAATGTCAATTTCAACACTATCAAAGATTACAGTTCCGTTAGCAGCTGACCAGTCAAGCACTACTCAAGGACTGTTAATGCCCAAGTTGCAATATCGTTTTAGAGTATCACTCGAAAACTTTGGCGTATCAGCAGGCGAAGTTACAGAACTTACAAAACAGGTTATTGACGTTACTAGACCAACTGTTAATTTTGAGGAAATTGAAATTCCTGTTTACAACTCAAGAGCATATCTTGCAGGTAAACACGCATGGGAGCCAATTACTTTAAACTTAAGAGAAGATGTGACAGGAAATGTACAGAAGCTCGTAGGCGAGCAGATGCAGAAGCAGTTTGATTTCTTTGAACAATCAAGTGCAGCATCAGGTATCGACTATAAATTTGTTACAAGAATTGAAATCTTAGATGGCGGTAACGGCGCATATGCTCCAACAGCTGACAGTGGTATTTTAGAAACATTTGAATTATACGGATGTTTTATACAAAATGCTAACTACAACACATTAGCATACGCAACAAATGACCCAGTAACAATCACTCTAGCAATTAGATATGACAATGCTATACAAGTACCGCAAGGTAGTGGTATTGGTCGTAACGTTGGTAGAGGTGACGGTATTGGAATATAATAGCTAATACTTAGTTACTAAAGTGAAAAAGGAGCTTCGGCTCCTTTTTTATTATATACGTACTTTATTTTTCGGATAAATATTTGTATGTCAAATTACTTCCAAAACTATTTAGATAACCTATTTAATAGGCTTACTAATCCTAAAGGCAATATGGGAGACTTCTTCCATGCAAGTAATCTATTTACTCATTCGGCTTTTAGGCTTGCTCCTAAAACTAAATTTCTTTATCATACAGTTTTTGAATTATCTACTGACGGTTTAAACTTTGCAAATACGTTTGCACAAAATCCACAGTTTTTATCTGAAGTTAATATGCTGGTAAAAAGTGTTGACCTACCTAAGATGAACATGGAAGTAATTACAAAAAATCAATATAACAGAAAAAAGAATGTTCAAACAGCAGTAAGTTACGATCCAGTCAATATTACTTTCCATGACGATAATTTAGGTTTAACTACAGCACTGCTAGAAGGTTATTATAGATATTATTTTAGAGACGGTAATTATGATATAAGTGGAAATTATCCTCCGTTTGATCCTCGTAATTTATACAAAAATGAAGACGCACACAAATATCGTTACGGCTTTGATAATGATAGTATTGGTCCATTTTTTGATAAGATAAGCATTTATCAGTTGAGTAGGCACCAGTATACAGGATTTACATTAGTTAATCCAATAATTACTAGTATACAACACGATACTATGGATTCTTACGGTGCAGCAGAAACCGCAGCAAATCAGATACAAGTAGCATACGAAGCAGTTGTTTATTCTAGAGGCGGTGTTGAAGACGATTCTCCAAAAGGATTTGGAAATCTACACTACGACAAGTATCCTAGTCCATTAACTCCGCTCGGTGGCGGAACTACTAGTATATTTGGAATAGGCGGCGTAATTGATTCAATAGAAGATATATGGTCAGACATTTCAACAGGCAATGCTGCCCTGGATACTATATTAAAAGCAATTAATTTATATCAGAATGTTAAAAACTTAGGCAGTGAGCAATTACGTAGAGAAGGTTTACAGATAGGCACCTACGTGTTAGATAGGGTAGTCAACGGATTAGTAATTCCAGATTAAGGAGAATATATGTCAAGTTTACCAAAGCCACCAGCAACATCTGAATCACAAGTAGTAGAATTTTTTGACAAATTCCTAGTTAAACAATTAGAATTTCCATCTAATGATGTTGACGCTGTGGTTGGATTTTTTACCAAAAGAGGATTTGATAAAACATCAGCAGTAAGTACTGCAACTACTCTATTAAATCAAGCAAAGTTAGATAATGTAAAAATTTTTAAATTAATAGATACATTAAAAGGTTTAACAGATGTGCAAATATCTGCTTTGGTTGCACAAATACTTAATGCTGATAGAGGGAAAACGTCTAAGTTAGGCTATAAAGCCGAAACTCCAACTGAACGACAAGAAGCGCGAAACATAGTGGTGTAAAATGGCCAAGTTTGCGCAAGGCAAGTTTACACTTAAAAATCCAGACAAATACGTCGGCAAAGGAACCCCTACTTATAGATCTAGTTGGGAATTTGCTTTTATGCGATTTTGCGATGAGCATAAAGCAATAGAACAATGGGCATCAGAACCTATTAAAATACCATATAGAAATCCATTAAATGGAAAACAAACAATATACGTTCCAGATTTTTTTATTTGTTATAATGATGCAAAAGGCCGACGCAGAATTGAAGTTATAGAAGTAAAACCAGAAAATCAAACTGTAAAAGAAAAGTTGGGTCGTAACAAATACAATCAAGCCAGTTGGGTTAAAAATCAAGCAAAATGGGAGGCCGCTGCTAAGTGGTGCAAGCAGAGAGGTATCTTTTTCCGCATTGTTAATGAAGGAGATATTTTCCATCAGGGCACACGCAGATAAATAATAGTAGCATTTAATGGTGTTTTTATGACAAAAAAATTAGAAGAATTGCTCAATTTGCCTGATAATAAAGAGTTAGTTGACGAAGCAAAAGAAGAAGCAAAAAAAGATAAAGCACAAAAAGCAATCTCAGTTCAAGAGGACGATGTTAGAAGCATAGCCGAACTGGATAAAATTACATCAGCTCTTCCTGCTGTAAAAGGGTTAGGCGAAAAAGCCGACGGAGAATTAGATGACATAGCAGATAGGGCACTAACAGCATATGAAGATTTAATGGACTTGGGTATGAACGTTGAAAGTCGTTATAGCGGGCGTGTATTTGAAGTTGCAGGTAATATGCTTAAAACTAGTTTAGATGCAAAGACTGCTAAACTAGATAAAAAATTAAAAATGATTGAGCTGCAACTTAAAAAAGAAAAAATGGACAAAGAAGATTATAGCGATAATGGTGTAATACAAGGCGACGGATATGTTGTCACAGACAGAAATAGTCTAATAGAAAAGTTAAAAGGCTTAGATAAGGATAAATAACTTATATTAGGAAAGTTAATATGAAAAAATTTACAGAATTTTTAACAGAATCAGAAAAGTCATATCCTTTTAAAATTGGTATAGCAGGCGACTTACCAGAAGGTTGCGAGGATATGCTAGAGACTTGCTTAAAAAGATACGGCATAAAAAACATGACAACTGGCAAAAGAACGCCAATTCAATCACGTCCATTAGATTTTCCAAATTTGGATAATTGTCATGTAACATACTATGAAGTAGATTTAACTTATCCTACCACTGATGCAATTCTCAAAGAGTACGTAGGATCATGTTGTGGTATAGACCAAAGCCACATTTACGTTGCTAATCCTCTTGCTGAAGAAACAAGAGATGGCAATCAAGCCGGCGAAGCTCGTACAGAAGGCGCCGGACCTTACGAAGCACTTTTAAATTCAGAATATGAAGATCCAATTAAAAGCGAAGATGCGCAAAAAAATGCTGGCGGGAATCGCGTTATGGAATTATTAAAAGAATTAGAAAAAGCTCGCACAGAAAGAAAACATGACCCAATGGAAGGTGCACCAAAAGGTGAATCTCAAGATATTACAAACGAAGAAAATGCAGTAAGTGCAATAGGGAGCAAATAATGGATATGAATCAAATTTTAAAAAATCTCGAAAGTGTAGAAAATGGTACTGGAGAATTTAAAGGCGAAGGCACTTCTGAAATGAAAACAATTCTTGAGTCTTTACAGTCAGTTGATGAAGGCGGTATGCCTCCAATGGCTCCTCCAATGACTCCTCCAATGGACAAAGGAAATCCTGTCAGTATTAACGTAAGCATGAATGCAACTGGTAAAGAACACGTTGCTGATTTGCTCGATATGATGAAAAATGCAGGGTTAGGTGGAGCATCTGAAGTTAAACCAGACATGATGCCTATGCGCACTGATATAGAAAGATTACGTGATATAGTAGACGGACCAAAAGACGAATCACCTTGTGGTGACTACAGTAACTCTCCAAACGAAGAATACGGAGATGTTGATGCAGTTACTTTCTCAGGCGATGATATGCATAAATCAAAAAATCCAAAAGACATTAGAGTAAAAGACCCAAGTGGTTATGAAGAAGAATCGTATGCTAATGAACCAGACGAGGAATATTCAGACCATAATAAAATGATACACGATTTATCAGGCGGACTTAACAAAAAGAAAAAACAATTTGCTAAAGCACAAGATGGCGATAACGCAATGGCTGTAAAAGAAAAACTAAAAAGAGATTTAATAGCACAATACGAGGCAATGTGCGGCAGCAAAAAGAAAAAACGTAAATAATTGTCATTTTAGGCATATTCAAATAGCGGCAACTGCCGCTATTTTTTTCACTAAATATTATTATGGCAAAATCACTAGACGGCGTTTTAACTAAAAAAGCCAATCAGCGAGAACAATACTCTGAAGATCAAATACAAGACTTGATGCTGTGTATGGATCCGGAGTCAGGATATCTACATTTTGCAAAAAAGTTTGCTTACATACAGCACCCTGTAAAAGGCAAATTATTATTTGATCCATTTGACTACCAAGAGCGACTGTTAGAAAGTTACCATAACTTTAGATTTAATATTAATATGTTGCCTAGACAAACTGGAAAAACTACTTGTGCCGCGGTATATTTAACGTGGTACGCAATGTTTCATCCCGACCAAACTATATTAATTGCTGCTCACAAATACACAGGAGCACAAGAAATTATGCAACGTATTCGCTATGTGTATGAGTTATGTCCTGATCATATAAGAGCCGGAGTAACAAATTACAATAAAGGCTCAATTGAATTTGAAAACGGCAGTCGAATAGTTAGTGCAACTACAACAGGTAATACAGGACGCGGTATGTCTATTTCGCTATTATATTGCGATGAGTTTGCATTTGTACAACCAAATATTGCAGATGAATTTTGGACTTCAATATCACCTACGCTAGCAACAGGTGGTCGTGCTATTATTACGTCGACTCCTAACTCAGACGAAGATACCTTTGCTACTATTTGGAAACAAGCAGAACAAAAATTTGACGAGCACGGTAACGAAACAGATCTTGGCATTAATGGATTTCACAGTTTTACTTGTCACTGGAGTGAACATCCAGATCGAGACGACGAATGGCGAGA